ATTCGACGCGATACTCGGGCGCGTTGTCGTCGCGTGCGCGCGGCAAGAGACCAAGGCGATCGTGCTGCGGCTCGACTCGCCGGGCGGCGACGCGCAAGGCTGCATCGACTGCGCTCGCGCCATCGAGTCGGCGTGCGCGGTCGCGGGCAAGCCGTTGTATGCGTACGTCGAGGGGCAAGCGTGCTCGGCGGCGTACGCGCTCGCATGTGTCGCCGAGCGTATTTACATCGGCACGACTTCGTTTGCCGGGTCGATCGGTGTTGTCTACTGCCGCGAAGACGTGTCGGCGCGGCTCGCCAATGCCGGCGTGCGGGTCGCGGTCATCGCATCGGGCGCGCGCAAGGCCGACGGTAACCCGAGCCAACCGATCACGGATGACGAGCTGCGCGCACAGCGAGAACTCGTCGACGCCATGGCGGGCGCGCTCTTCGAGCACGTCGCTGAGTACCGTCCGCTCACCGTGGAAGCGGTCACGGCGTTCGATGCCAAAGTCTTTGCCGGCAAGGCGGCGATAGTCGCCGGACTCGCCGATGAGCAAGCGACGTTGAGTGCGCTGCTCGCAAGTATCGCCACAGGAGAAATCGCGATGACTGCGATGGAAAAAGCGCGGAGCGCGCTCGAAGAAGCATCCAAGTCCGACGACGCCGATGTTGCGGCGCAAGCACGAAAGGCGCTCGCCGCCATGGACGAAAAAGACAAACCGGCTGCGGAAGGCGACGACCCGCCCGCCGATGACAAGGACAAAGAGAAGGACAAGCCCGCCGCCGAAGGTGACGACGAGCCCGACGGCGATGAGCCTGAGGAGAAGCCCAAAGAGAAAGCGGCCGCTCGCGGCATCAACGCGGTTGCATTCAGCGCCGTGACGCATGCGCTCGCCCAATCGGAAGCCAAGGTGCGCAAGCTCGAAGCGGCGCAAGCGTCGCGCGAGCGTACCGAGCTCATCGCATCGCGACCCGACTTGCCCGCCGAGCTCGTGGCGACCTTCGAGCGGCTCGAGCTCGCTGAGATCAAGGCGATCGTGAAAGCGGTCCCGAAGGCGGCGTTGCCGCTCAAGTCGGCCATCACGACCTTGCCCGTGCCGCAAGGCAAGCTACCGGAGGGTGCCGGTGAGCGCAGGTTGCCGCCTGAGCAGCAAGCCCGACTCGACGCGCGCATGGGTCTCGCGCCCGCGAAAGCGCTCATCAACAAGCGCATCGGCAACACGACATTCGTTGGCGTGCCCGAGGATTATCAACTGCCGTCGGCGGCGGACCTGAAAGGTTAGTCATGTCTCGATTCATCCAAAACACCGCGATCAGTAAGTACTCATTCGCGCTCAAATCGGGCGATGTCGCCGTGCAAGGCAACGTCGCGTTCGGCGACCCGGCGACGGGTAAGGTCACGATTACGCCGTCGCTCACAACGATCGCGGTCGGGCACTTCGCCGAGGGATTCACCGGTGACGGCACGAAGAAGATCAGCGTGCGCTTCTTCGACGAGGTGCAGGCCTATTGGTTCACCAACGACGGGGCAGGCGCGGTCTCGCTCGCCTTCACAACGGCGAACTATCTCAACGGGTTCACGGTCACGACCGCGGCGGGTCAGGCCGCGGGCTACGTGGTCGAAGCCAACACAGCGCAAGTGCTCATCGTGCCGCGCGTCATCGCCGCGCCCGTCGCCGCCGACGCCCCGGCGCCGTGACCTCACATCAGATCAAAGGAACATAGGCAAATCACATGATTATCGATCCTACATTCCTCGGCTCACTCGAGTCGAACATGCGCGTGCTCTTCGACCAGAAGTACAAAGCACTTAACGAAGATGCTTGGTGGCAGGTCTGCACGTACCAAAGCACGAGCCGCTCACTCAAAGAGATCGTGTACTTCTCACTCGAGTCGGCGAAGCTGCACCGCGGGTACAAGGGCGGGTTCAAGGACTTCGACGAGATTCGCTACCTCAACACGGCGGTCGAAAACGAGTACACGCAATCGGGCTTGGAGCTCACCGAAGCCGAACTCTCGGACCTCGACGGCAACGGCGTGCAGTCAGCAACCAAGTGGATCGGCGAAATCGGCCAACTCACGGCACACCACCCGCAACAGATGTTGTCCGATGCGATTTTGTCGACGACGTCTTTGACGTATGACAACTTGTCGTACTTCAACACGGGACACTACACGAACGGCGTAGACGTCAACGACGGCGTTTACGCAAACGATCTTACGGGCGCGGCGGCGGGCTCATACCCAGGCGCGTTGCCGATCGGCGGCGCAACCACACTCGACGCCGCCGCGATCAATCTCACCAAAGCGATCGCGTACATCAAGTCACTGAAAACGCCGACCGGCTACCCTCGCAAGCTGAAAGTGAAGGCATTGATCGTGCCGCCCGCGTTGTACGGTCGCGCGGTCCAGCTCGTCATGGGCGCGTTCTTACCGGGCGCAGCTGTGAGCGGCGGCGGTACCGCCGACAACAAGCCTCTTGCGGCATCGTGGGGCATTGGCCAACCGCTCGCCGCCGATGAGTTGAGCGCGTCGTTCACCAACGGATCTGATTCGACGTACTACCTAGCGACCGAGTGGAGCGGCGAAGAAGCCGCGTTCATTTACAGCAATCGTCAACCGTTTGCCGTTCGCTACAACTCGGGTATGACCGACTCGGAGCTCGAGCGGGCCGATAGGCTGCAGTGGACATGCAAAGGCCGTAACGGGCTTTTGCCGCTGCATCCCTACGGCCTATTTCGCGTCAAGGCGACCTAACGTACGGGCACGTGACACGCGCGCGGTGACTCCATGGCCTATCTAACGCAAGCACAGTTCCAGCTGTACACGTTGATTCCAACGGAGTTTGTCGCGCGCGTTGAGTCGCAGTACCCGGGCTTTGTCGACGGGCAACTCGAGATTCAGTCGGCGTTCATCGACGCCCGGTTGCGCAAGCGGTACGACGCGCCCTTCAAAGCGCCGTACTCACTCCTGGTGCAAGCCTGGCTCGCGCGGCTCGTCACGATGAGCATCTGGCTGCGTCGCGGTTTCTCGCCGACCGATGAAGACGCAAAGGTCTACCAAGACCAGTACAACCAGACGTTGAATGAGCTCACGGAGGCCGCCAACGCCGAGACCGGTTACTTCGATTTGCCCTTACGCGCAGATACGAAGGCGACCGGCATCATCAACGCCGCGCCGCACGTGTACAGCGAAGCCGGGCCGTACGTTTGGATGACGTTGCAGCGCAAGCGCGGCCGCAACGAAGACTCGAACGGCGGAGGCACGTTCACGTGACCGTCGCCACCCTACGGCTCGAAGAGCTCATCGGTAAGGTCGAAGGCTTGAAGGAGCTCGCACTGCGCGCTGCGCCCCAAGTCGCCAAGGTCGTCGAAGCGTACCTGCGCAAGACCATCGCCCAAGGCACCGACCCGTATGGCACCCCTTGGGCGCCACGCAAGCTCGACGGCGGGCGACCGCTCCAGCACGCCGACCAGACGCTCACCGTGACGGCACTCGGGCAACACGTCATCACACAGATCGACGGGATCGACGCTCGGCATCATCACGGCTGGGTCAAAGGCAAGACCAAGCGCCCGGTCATCTTCACGAAGCCGGCGTTGCCGCCCGAGCTCGTCGCTGAGATTCGCAGAGTGCTCGAAGCCGAGTATCAGAAGACTCTCGAGGCGACGCCATGACCGAAATCTTGGCGCTCGAGAACTTGTACAACGGCGTGCGCGCATACTTCGATTCGCAGGGTTGGGAGTGCTACCAGCCATTCGGTTGGCGCGAGCCCGCGCAGCAACAGACGACGCGCAACCGCATTGCGTGGGTGCCCGGGGACCGAAGCGGTTTCATCGGCAACATGATCGGCCCGAGCCAACCGGGCGGCGTACCGCGTTACCTCGCGACCATCAAAGAGACCTTCTACGTGCTGATTTCGACGTGGGCCGATGACGTGGAGCCCGAGACTGAGCTCTTGCAATGGCGCTCCACGCGCAAGCTCTTTGACCAGTGGTACACGGCGGCAACCTACGTCGCGCACGGGACCTTCGAGCTCGTACGGCCCGAGTGGATTCAAATCCACAAAGAGCGCCGATCGGGCACGGCGCTTGCCGTGACGATGACGATTCAGTCGCCGATCGCCGACCAGTCCAACGACGCCGTGACCGCGCCGTCGCCGGTGCGCGGTGTGATCGATGTGACCGAGCTCGATGTGACCGAGCAAGTCATCACCGGCGAGGCACCGATCGCGGTCGTCGCGTGTTCGACCGGCCCCCTCGTGCTTTTCGATGAGCAAACGGTCGACGACGTGCTGTGCCTCGATGGCGCGCACGTGCTCGTGAACAATCAAGCCGACTCACGCGACAACGGCTTGTACACGGTCGTACTCGGCGCCGCTTGGGTGCGTACCGCCGATGTGCTCGTCGAAGGCTTCTTTGTGCAGGTGTTGCCGGGCGGCGCGGTCAACGGTGACACGGGTTACCAGCTGATTACCTCCAACCCTGTGGTCGTCGGCGTGTCGCCGATCGTCTTTGAACTAGTTGGCCCGATAAGGACACAATCACCATGACTCAACCCGCGGTTACGATTACCGAGCTCGACGGCGC